CAGCGCCGGCCACCACTTGGCACTCCGCGCCACATACAACTTGTCGAGCGCCATCCGGCCCCTGATCGACTGCGCCCGTACACTCTTATCCCCCCGCGTCGGAAACCCCTCGCGCGCCACATAAGTGCTGCGCTCGCGCTGCCGCCGATCCAGGAACGGCCCCACCCCCGCCCGGATCTGCCCCTGCTCCTCCGCCCACGCCATCGGCCGCCACTGCTTCACCAGATCGCAGAACGCCTCCACCCACTCGTCGGCCCCGGCCTGCTTGCGCCAAACATCCAACAAATACATCCGGCCGTTCGGATCGATGCCGACCACCACGTGCACGGTGTAGTCGCCGCCGTCCGCCGTCACCGCATAATCAGACGCGCCATACACCACCAACCGCTCGCGCTCGGGGATTTCGCCATCCGCGCACTCCACCAGCCACTCCGCCTTGAAATAATCGCCCTCCTCCGGCGCTGGCCGCTGCTGGTACAAAGCGCTCCACATCATCGGACTGGTCTCCCGCTGCCGCGCCCGCAGGAACTCCCCGTAGTTGTATCCGGTGGGATCATCCCAAAGGTACTCCCCCACACGCCGCCCCAGACAATCGTTCTCCTCCGCCACCGCCGCGATCGAAATCACCCGCCCCCTGATCTCGCCGCGCCTGATCTGCTCGAGCACCATCCCCGAGATGTCCTCCTCGTGCCAGCGCGTCGCAATCACAATGCGCTTCGCCTCCGGCTTCAAGCGCGCGCTGAAATCGTCCAAATACCAGTTCCAGCGCCCCTTGCGCACCGTCTCCGAATAGGCATCCTCCCGACTCCCGAACGGGTCATCAATGATCGCCAGGTCAGCGCGGTACCCGCTGATCCCGGTCCCGGCACCGACCGCGTAATACTCGCCGCCACTCTGCAAACTCCACCGCCCCGCCGCCTTGTTGTCCTCACTCAACGCAATCCCCAGCGTCTTCCACTCCACCGCAATGTCGTTCCTTACCCTTCTCCCCCAGCGCTCGGCAAACTCCACACTGTGGGTCGCAAACAATATCCCATCCTTGGGATGATTCGCCAAATACCACGGCGGCAACAGCACGCTCGCGTAACTACTCTTCGCACTCCCGGGCGGCGCAAACACCAGCAACACCTGCTGCTCATCGCTCGCCAGAAACTCCTCAACCGCGCCAATGATCAACCGATGATGCAACGCCGGCTCATACCCGCGATGCCGGCACCACGCCGCAAACGAAGCCCGAATGGCGCGGCGCTCGATCAACATCGCCGCCGCCGCCGGTGCACTAACGCTCGCAACCTCGCTCATTACTTCCCTTTGGGCTTCGGTCTTGCAACCGCCCGCCCCTGGTCAGCCCGCACAAACTCCTTCGCAACCTTCACCGGTACCCCAGCCCGCTTCGCAAACCCCGGATCATGCGCCGCCGCCCGCATCAAACGCTTCTGAGCCGGTGACTTCGATGGCATCCCACTCACTCCTCTCGTTGCAACACTCACCAAACACTCACAACAATCGCACAAACCACAAACGCAACCAACACAACAACCAATAACCCGCGCCCAATAACATCACCAAAACTGATCATCGCATGCGCACTCGCCAACCAGCCCCCGGAACAAGTGGAACAAAGCGCGGGCCGCAAGGCTCAGCACTCAGCGCAACAGCAACAGGTATCACCACAGCCCGCAAGAACGCCGGACACGAGCAGCATAACACAGGGCAGAACCGCAGCCACAGCCGCTCACCACGGAGACCAACTAACCGCTAGGCGCTAACCAGCCGCTCGCAGGCTCGCTCACCGCAAGTAAGCGGTCGGCCGACCAATCAGCGCTCAGCGGCAGCAGCGACAGAACCGCACCACACAACCAGATGCAAGAGAGGAGGTCAGGCCTTGCTGTGGAAACAACGGCAGCGGGGGGCGGGGGAGGTACACGTGCAAGACACTGCCGCCCCCCGGCCTGTTTCGGACATCCCCCCGGGGGCATCGTGCTGGGGGAAATAGGGTTGGTTGTCGCTCGGTAGGAATTTAGCCGGCTGCTAAGTGTCTGATGCCTCATGGTTATCCTGTACTGACCCAGTATCGGTGGCTGAGTCAGGGGATGCAGTCAGCAGCAGCGCGGGGGCAGCTGCGAGGGCGATCCGGGCGAGCTCATCGTCGGTCAGGTCTGCCGCGTTGCCTGACTTAATGACGTGCTCGACACGATCACCGTAGACTTGCGGCCGTAACTTAGCGGCTTGCCACTTCACCGCATCAATGAAGACGCGAGCGGCGTGGGGATCGATCTCGCCGTCTATCACTCTGCGGGCAACGTCGCTGATTTCCTCAAACTTTGCATCAGCTTGTGTCGCGCGCGCCTGCGCGTAGTTGTCGGCAAAAACGTGATCTTTCCGCAACCAGTCGAAGACGGTTGAGATATGGGGCATACCGTCGAGTTTACAGATTGAGTTGAGCGATTGTCCCGACGCTATCCTTGCGAGGATATCGTCTGTGAGTTGCTGAGAGATTATTGATGGTCTCCCGCGTCCGCGGTCGACATTGAGGACTTGAGCTTGTTGAGGCATTGCGTCGTCGCGCTTTCGCTCCTCGCTGGTCCTCGCTCGCAAAGCTCGCTGTGGAAGGATAAGCGTGGGCACGCGATACGGGACGCGCGAGACATTGGGTTTTTTTGGTTTTCCTCACAACGCACCGGCGCTTTTTTTATGCGGTGCGTCATCATTTCCAGAAAACTGTATACGCTTCGTGCGTCAATTGCTTGTCCTCGCGGACGCGGGGGAGGGTGCCAATGGGTCGTCGCGGACCAAAGCCTACGCCACTGCGCAACCATGTCATCGCACTCTATGTGCGGGGTTTGCTGGCGACGTTGCAGGATGGCGCCATTGTTGCCGGCGTGACCAAGGCAAGGGTGCGGGCCTGGCTCAAGGCGAGCGGACTCAATTGGCAGCAAAGCCGCTTGCGGTTTCTGGCCCGGCAACGGCGCAAGGCCGTGCTCGTGGCGGAGGGTAAATGGGTTGCGCGTCCGAGTAAGAAATGGATGCGGCGCCAAGCTGAGATTGCAAAGGCCGAATGGGATAAGCGGCAGGAGAAGGCAAATGGCGCGCATGAATTGGGGGCAGTCGGGCCAACGCTCGCTCATGAATCGGCGCGGAACGGAAGCGGCGGAACCGCAAGGCGGGACTGAATGGCGCCAATGGGTGCGCCGTAAGCCGCCGCCGTTGGATGAAATACGGCGCTGGTGGCTCACTTGCGACGAATGCGAGCATGAAGCGGCCGTGACCATCACACTGCGCCGCTTGCGCCACGCTAAATTGATTTGTTCGGCCTGTGGAACGGTGAAGGTGCGGCGCTCCAAGTATGCCGAATAACCCTTATGGAATCGGCACAAGCCGCATCAGTGAAAATAATTGTCATCATCCCCACATATTCTGTTGACATATGATATTGCGATAGGTAGGGTGTGTGTATTGGAACGGCAGATGGCCTGCCGCAACTGGAAGGGACAAGATCATGTGCAGCAATCGGCTTTGGCAAGTTACCGGCACTCGCAGCGGCAAGGTTTTCACGGTGAGACTACTGGCCGCCGATCATAACGACGCCGTCAAGCGCGCTAGTCATCACCCGTATATGTTGGTCGTTCGTGACGTCCTGTTGGTCGATGGCCTAAAGGATTTCCCCATTACGCTGATCGGCGACAAAGACCACGCCGCCGCACAAGCCGCGACCGTCAAGCGGTTGCTGCGTAAGGCCTGACCCCGGCCTGTAGCCGCTCCCGGGCGGCTATGGGGCAGGATCGCCACCCCCGTTGGCGCGGGGGGAAACTCAAACTGGTAGGGGATCACAATGGAAATCAACAAGGGATCACGCGGGTTCCGGCTACTGACACCCGGCAATCCAAAGACTGAGAAGGGGCGATCGGCAGGCTATTGGACCTTCATTCTGCATTTCGCACCGGCGGATTTGTCGGGCTTCAACGTCTGCGCCTTGTCGACAGCTGGATGTCGGAAAGCTTGCCTCAATACCGCGGGGCGGGGCGGTATTGCCCGCGGTGGCCTCTTGACTTATCGCGACG